GTTCTATAACATCACCAAGTATTATATAATCGTAATTTGTAATATCAAAGGAAACTATATTGTCTACATAGATATTATCATAGACAACCTTCAAATCAAACTCCTCAATATATTTTTCGTAAATCTCAACGGCATCAATTTGATTAAAATTGAATCTTAGCAATCTGCCGTATTTGCCACTACCTGGCCCAACATCAAGCACTCTATAATCAAAAGGTATGTGCTTTATAATATGTTGTACAACCTCTAACTTAAAATAATCGTATGAATAAGGCATAGTATAAAAAAGGGAGGCTTACGGGCCTCCCAGTATTTTACTTGTATGGGAATTAGATTGCTCCGTACAAACAAGCAGTTGGTTGAAAACTCATCAAGTCGCAACGAGCTTCGCAACGGAAAGTGATCAAGTTCTTTACGAAATCGTCTTGATCGAACTCTGTAGAACGAACTGCAAGACCGCTTTGTTGAGCGATTGCAAACTTAGTTGTATCAAGGACATAAGCCTTAGATGCAGTTACTAAAGAATGTGGAATTACTGGAATACCCATAATTCTAACATTACCTTGAGCATCGATAGTGATACCGCCAGGTACGCTATAAGAACCGCCAGAAGGCAAAGTCTTCATAACGTTTGCCCAACCTTGGAAGGTTGTAAGGATCAAGTTTGGCTGCCAGTTAAGAGCGCCAAGTTGTGCAACGTAGTCTACAAATTTCTCTGCAGTGTTTGCACCAGAAGAAGAACCAGAAGTAGCAGCAGAAGCTAGATCGTTAAGATAATAAGTATCTTCTGCTCTTTGGAAATCTTCAATCAAAGATTGCTGTAGATAGCTGTTCAAGAAAGGAAGATCGTCAACCATTTGGCGAGATACCTTTACATAACCAGCGATGAACTGCAATACCTTGTTTACAACTGTTACATCGTAATCAATTTGTGCTTTACCAGAACCTTCAGTTTGCTTACCGAAAGAACCTTCACCTACTGGAATGTTACCTTTAGGGAAAGATACTGAACCAGTAGAAACTGGGATGATGTTGAATACGCTTCTGAGGTGTGGGTTTACGAAAGAACGAAGCGCTGGAGAATTGATGTAAGAAGTGTAAGGATTACCAGTTAGGTTAGTTCCTTCTGTCATAACACCTACGGCTTTAAGATCCAACTCAAAGTTGAAACCTTTACCGTTTGTTCTTGCAGCTTCTTTGATAGAAGAATAACCTTTAACGATTGCATCACCGATAGCAGATTTGATTTCGTTGATGTGTTCGTTGTAAGATTGTGCAACTTTCTTCTCTTCGTTTGCTGACAACTTACCGAAAGCAGCTTTAGCAGAAAGGATTTCTTCTCTTGCTTCAACCAAGTTCTTGTTGTTCTTAGCAATTTGCTCGTTCATTTCTTCAACCTTGCTCTCAAAGGCTTTAGCGGCTTTCTCAGTAGCCAAGGCAACTTCTGCCTTTTGTTCTGCGAGTTTAGCTTCCAAAGCTGACTCGAATGATTTTAGATCGCTCATTTTTAAAATTTATTTATAATGTTTATTAATGAATCAACACTTACCTCTTCTTCTTTTTGCTGCAAAGGTGTTTCTACAACTGCCTCTGTGCTACTCATAATTTCTACGGCTTGTGCTAATTGTTTTACTTTTAAAATACACAAATCAATTGTTTCATCAGTCACATCGCTATTGCGGATGAACTTCTCAAACGCTTTGATCTGGTCTTGTAATTTCTCTAAGTTATTATAATTTTTCATTCCTAACATCGGTGTTGCTTCGTTGGCACCCCAAGCAGTTAAGCTAGAACCTTCAAAAAGCATTACTTCATGGATTTGATTACCATTCTCTGCTTTTTGTTCTCTTAGTGTTCTAAAGCCAATTGAATGCTCGGTGATAAGGCCACTCTCTACCATCTTCACAAAATCCTTGCCAAGTTGATGACTGCCAACTTTTGATCTGTAATATAGACCATAGTCATCTTCTTTAAGGTCTAAAATTTTACCCAAAGGTTGTGATGGATCGTGATTCATTAGATGCTTGATGCGATTCTTTCCTTCTGGTCCCCAGTCTTGAATTGAACGCTTAAATGCACCTGGCATCATTATATCGCCATCGCTATCAACATTACCAAATGCTGAGAAGTAACCAATGACCTCACCAGATTTGGTGTCAACATCTTTAACCTCTAGGTCAAAGGATTTGTAATTATATATCATTCCACCTTGTTTTTTATCTATTTGATTTAATTTTCTTATTGCCCACTCTATACCAGCATCACCGCCCCAAGCATCCCACATAATGCCACCGCATCCTTCATCATAAGGCACATCCTTATTTTGCTGATGTCTTTTGAATGAAGCCATGCGAGCTATTGTGTCTCTACTTATCTTCTCACGATTTGCAAGTTGTCTAGCACGAGTCCATCCGACTGGTGTACCGCAACTGCTTCCATTCTCTTCTTTATATTTTAATGCACGTTTCGCATTGTTTGTTGCGGCCTCTGGATAGTCATTGTAAGTTTCTTCTTTTAGCTCTAGACTCTTACCTTCTTGTGCAAGATAGGCTTGGTATGCACTCAATGCGTGTTCACGAGTTGTGTACATACATTGCCCATCTCCTATCCTATATTTTCCGTTTGAACAAGCGTAAATTGGCATATTAATAAATTCTTGCTTCGTTTAGTTTTGGTTTCAAAAGTAGATTGCCGTTTTTATCCCTTCTTGGTATAAATGCAACGGTGCATCTACAATTTATAGTAAAGCCTGGAGGTGCCGAAATATCACCTGGTTGCATTGCCGCAACCGGCTCCCCATCTTTACCCGTTTCATCGAATGTTTCGTCATATTTTACAATCATCCCATCAAGCTCAACATGATCAAATTGATTGCGTGGAATACGGCGTGTCCTATTATCTCTCGCACTTATCCATTGTTTGTCAACATAAAAATCGTGGCTATCCGCAGCCATCATGCTTGCCATATTGCTTGAACGCATTACTTCCGTTCTAACAATTCGTCTAGCACGAAAAGCCGCATAAGCAATTTGCTCATCGCTTTTTATTATGCGAACAATCTCATCAACACTTAATCCTTCCTCAATACCTTTTTTGACTATTGCTAGTAGTTTTGTTTTAGTAGTGCTTGTAATATCACTTACCAAAGCAAATCCTTGTGCCATGAGAAAATCCATCATTTGTTGAGTCCATTCTCTATTGAATCCGAAAGTCATTCCTTTTCTATTTGACTCAATCTTTATAGCACGATACACACTATTGCCAAAAAATACCGCCGCCTCCTTATATAACGATTCAAAGATCTTCATTAAATCCTTACTCCACAAATCAAGTCCAAGTGAAGATTGCGCCGCACCTAGTCCATCTCTCTTTATCCTATTACCAAAGTTATTAAATTGTTTGGTAATGCTATTTTTGAACTGATTATAGTATTTCGTATCAAGTTGCTTACGCAATCTCTCCACCTTCCGATAGTATTCCCCTCTTTGCTTGGCGTTCATCTAATAGCTTTTGTTTATATGCTATCCTCAATGATTGCATCATCCTCTGCTCTACTGCGCAATTGCGCTCGCTCCTCTGCTTGGGATATTTCATCATCACTGCTTGCGTTATCTCCTCGTCTGTTGTTTGCGATGTTATCCATGCTATCTCCCATGCCATTGTCAATGTTTTCGCTTGGAGGTATTGTTAAGTCCATTACCGCTTGCTCAATAGGTATTAAACCTTGGTTGATATAAGCATACTCAAATGCACCCTCTTTCTCTTGGTAGTTCATTGCGACTCTCTTCTCATCAAATGTCAACCAGTTGGCATCACGAAGTGAACGCACCATGCGCTCAATGTCTTGTTGCATCTCCGGAAGTGCCGTAATATCAAAGTCAATAAATACATCCTCACCAAATCTAGGCACTAAGAATTTATTTAACTCATCACGCAACTCGCAACACATTGGAATAATAGTGTTGGTGATTAAATCACGCATTGCATTTTGATAGTTATTGTAACTTGATGTATCAACATCGAACAACACCGCCGGAAGCCCAAATACCCTACACCATTGGTGCATTGACATCCTTAATGTGTTTACCAGCTCCATGTCAACACTTGATAAGCCAAAATTCATGTAATCCCATGGAGTTTGCAAAACGGCTACTCTTCCCTTATTGTCAATGCCATTCACGTACTCATTCACCGCTCTTTTAATGCTCTCTGCTTGCTCAATAGAGAAATTAGGCACAATATTACCAAGTGGTCTTGGTGTGATGGCTCCTTTTGCTCCACCATTGGCGGTCATTGTCGCACTTGCATCTGCGGCGTTATTAGACATACGAAGTGTCTTATAAGCGGCACGTAGTGGTGATAAACCTCTTAAATGTGTACGAGTAGTTACGTTAAAGTCTGGATTCCAACTCTTCCACATCATTACTTGCTCTTTCGGAAGATCTACTCCTCCTCCAACTTGTAACTTATAACCCAATATATTATACACATCTTTGGGATCTGGGTATATCTCCAAGTATTGTGTTGGAAGTATATTGAGTTCGACGAACTTGCCACCCACTTTGCCATCGTTACCATAAACATTACCTTCTCCGCTTAAATAGCGATATCCAAATAAATTTTGAAAGAACTGATCTTGCGCTTGATAGTTATTAGGCCTCTCCAATAAATTAGCCAATGGAGAACCCATAATTATATTCTCACTGTATGCGTTCTTACGCTCTATCAATGCTCTCTCAAATGCTCCATTGTTACCAATGCCTTTTGAAAGTTGCTTGTAACGCATAAGAGATGTGCGAGCCTTCTCACCAGGATTTAGTTTGTAAACGTACCAAGGAATAGAAGCACTCTTACGTGCAAGAAAGCTCACGATAGAATATACATCGGCATTGCCTAAGTATCCTTCGTTCACATAAGATAAACCCGTATAATTTTGAACCGCCGAAGTATTGAGGCCAACCATGTCAACCACATTGGTTGGATAAGGATTGATGCCCTTCTTTTTGAAAATGTCAAATAATCCCATGTTGTTATATTGCTCCCCAGGTAACGCTAGGGATTGTTAATTTAGAAAATATTGCATAGCGCATAGCATCAAGAGCGTGGTCACTAAATTTCACTGGTTGATCTAATTTATTTCCGTTCCTATCCGTTTTCCAACGGTAATTTTTTATCTCTTTAAGTAAATTTACGGAATCTTGATGAATATATAGTGGAGTTGCCTTAACGGAACGTATCCCTTCGGTTACATCCTTATTAGCTGGCTTTGCATTTAGTCCTTGTCTTACCAATTCCTCGATTGTTTTTGGTTCCGCCGCATCGCAATAAATCTCATCGTATTTCTCAAGTCCCAAAGCTACTATTTTTTCTACCAAATCGTTAGTAGTTAGACGAGTATCGTATATCAACTCTTGTGCATACACCGCATTCTCATAAAATACACATTTGATAAGTGAACTCGGTACATTGTAACCAAAGTCGCAACCATACACCGTTTCACCTTCCGGCATTTTATCCGTTGTGCGGTAATGTGTGTAAATCAAGTCTTGTGATAGTCCTCGTTCACCAAGTCCATATATTTGCCAATAGTTTGGATCGGCATCTTTAAGCCTTTCTAATTCGTCAACCAATTCTTTTGGTAGGAATGGATTGTCTTTAAATGTTGTTATGTGAAAGTCGGAGTCATCTCTTGGTATTACATCGTCATAAATCCACGATGATACATCGGATGGGTTATAATCTATCACAATTTTACCCTCCGTTCTCATTATAAGTTGCATCCATGCTTCGTACGATAGTTCATTTGCCTCATTACAAAATAAATATGTTCTAGCTCTACCACGAATCTTTTGTGGTTGATCAGCCGAAACAAATTCTATCATATTACCATTGAGTGAGTAGGTTTGCTCCGTTTTATTGTGATTGTCCTCCGAATAGATACCCAATTTAGAAAGTATATCAATGAAATCACGAAGAACTGAACCTTTAATGCTTGGAAGTGATTGTCTAACAATTGTAAGTGTCTTACCGTTCTCTCTTAGTAGTTTTATGATGAACCAAATAAGAATATTATAGGTTTTACCACTACGAGAACCTCCTTGCATGACCGTAATTCTCTTTTTGCTATCCTGCAATATTTCAAAGATCTTGTTAGTTTGAAGTTTAGCGTTCATATAGTATTAAGTTTGTCTAGACAAGGTTTTTATAGGTATCAAAAATTTGGGGATACCCACCGGCATACGAAAAGTAATTTCTTTAAGTACCCCCCATTAATTCTGCGACATATTGGCATACAATATTGTTGCGACAATTGTTTGGTCATATAACTAGTATTATGTTAAATAGAATGACCATGACATATCGTCAATTTGTCGCAGCCTCAAGAACTTCTACATTCGGTTTGATCACCTCCACTTGGACTTGGTTCAGATTGCCTTCGATCTTACTTTCAACACGTTGAGTTGGCATACCCATATAATACTGGTAGAACAATTGTACGGCCTTCATGTCCTTGCGTAATAGATTGTATTCCAATGCTTCAAAGGCCGCTTGCTCCATTGGAGCTAACTTCATCATGATTTCATGCTCTTCAAGTCTGCGCTTTCTTCCGGCTCCAGGTCTTGCTCCACCTCGCTTACTCTTGCGCTCTTCAATCATTGTACTTAATTTCTCGTCAGTCATTTGATTTAGTTTGGTTAATCGAATGCGAAGTTTTATTGATTCTCATTGTTTTTCGCATCAACTTGAACTGGTTCTAGGTTATGTGTATGACCTTTGTCATCAAGTGATTGCCTTTCGTATAAACGCAAAGTTGCCCATCCATCTTGTCCTTGTAAACCAGATAAATAGGCAACAAAATCGGCAACATAAAAGTTAAAGTATAAACTTCCATCCTTGCCTTTCTTAATATAGAATCCCTTCCTTTTCAATTAGATGTAAATTACCCATACCTATTTACACCTATTGACACGATTCAACATTATGTGAATAAATAAATATTTCTAAATATATTTTTTTGTTTAGACAACTTTGTATATATTTGCATTAATAAAACAACTATTATGAAACCCTCAATCTTCCAAAACAAGGACTTTATCAATCTTATCATCGCAATTACCATTGCAGCCATTCTAATTGGTTTACTTCAAGACCCACAATCGATTTAAAGGCACCTCACAGGCCCAACATTCGCCTCAAACCTAAAAGTAATATCAACCTATTACTTCCTCCGTAATACGGCAATTAAACCGTTCTTTGAGCATTTTGCATAAAGCCTCGTGGTCAACCTCAAATGGTATATAAACCGAAACCTTTTTATCCATTTGGTATTTCTCCTTTATATACTCCTTTATCCTCTCTATTCTACCAATTACAATCTTATCTTCTACATAGATCAGATCGTTGACCAGGCTAATGCTATAGAGTATCGTTGTATGATGCACCTTTATCACCTCTTGGATCTCCCTAAGTGTAGCACCGTAATAGTGCTTTGCGAAGTAGTAGAACAATTGGCGTGTAAACACTAATTCTTTATATCTACTTTTACCTTTTACTCTATCTAACTCTTGTTTATTAATAAAACATATTCCTTCTAATAAATCATTTAAGTTCATATAAATTGTATTTTGTATTTGTGTTGTAGTGCATTTTCGCATTTTCCTATATTCCCCACTATAACATAAAAACCGAAAATTTGCAAGGGTATTCAAAAAAAACGAGAAAAATGTCCTACATGGACTACAACGCTGATTATCAACGAAATCTGCACTACAAATGCCCTACAAATGGACTACATTTTGCCAAAATGGACTACATTGATTAGACATTTTCTTTAGTGTCTTAAAAATATTCATCATTCAATTTTTTAGTAAAGTTAATTTTATAACATTTTTTATTATTATTTGACCTATCTCTTACCACTTCGTAGTCCATTTTTAATATCGCACATGACTCTTCAAACGCCTTGGTAAACCTTTTTTGACTATAATCTTTTTTGTCAAAACCCCCATAACTTAGAAAATCATTATAGAGTCTTTCCAGTGTTATAACATTACCGCTCTCCTCTTCAAGCCCCATAAAATAGTCCAAGAACTCTTCTCCAAATTGTACTCTTATTTGCTTCCTGCTCAACTTATCCGAAGGAGGCACATTCGTAATGCCATTTTCAAGGTAATCTTGTACGCAATGAAACATAAGATTGTAGAACCTATTCCACTCGTCTTTGTCCCAATCTTCAAACAATTTGTGACCAAACTCATCTTCCGGTGTTCTTTGAGGTGAGAAATATCCGCTAAACTCAAACACTTTTTGCCTTCTTTTAGCATGGTTGCCACTATTAGGTATGGTATAATTGGTAGTGAATATAACCTTAGGAGAGTCCTTATAAGGTATTCTAAGCTCATCTTTGTTCTTCTTTTCTACGGTTATGCCTTCGGTTATTATTGAATAAAATCCCTCAAAATCCACATTCCGCCTAGTATCCTCTATTGCCAAAAGCCTTGTATCTAAGTCAACCCGTTGAAAGGCAAAGTTCTTATCTACCTTAAAGTTCTTGCCATCTACTACAACTAAATTGCATATATATCCAAGTGCTTTATTAAATATACCTTTCCCCGTTCCGCCGCCTTTGGCCTCATGCTCGGTTTCTTCGCATAGTATAACCGCAAATGGTCGAGCCGGGTCTTTGTATTTATGTAATAAGTAACCAATAAGACCAATGGCGTAAAGCATTTTATCATTATCAAAGTCACATATTCTTTCTAAGAACTTATAATATTCTACGTTCTCAAATGCAAAGTCATTTTCAATCGTGACATAATGATCGATGACTTGTGATTTCCATATTACCGAGTCGATACTACCATACTCCATAACCGTAATGCCATCTTTGGTTATCTTAACCACTCCATTTTTAAATGGTATGAACGCCTCATCTCTACTATCTTCTAAGAACCGTAGTTGCGCTCTATCAAAGAACTCAAAAAAGTTATCGGAGAAATATTGGTTAGATCCTTTGTAAATTGTTTCCATTAGTGTTTGAGGATCGAGTCCATTGTC